GTATAGGTTTAATGAATTGTACAGCTACTTTTCTAATTTCCTCGGTTCTATATTCTATTTCATACCCTTTTTTAAATGGTGTTCGACCTTGAGAAATTGGTAATCCAGTACCATGTATTTTTTCAGATCTGTTTGCTTTACTTGTAGTTGGTTTATAACCATCTGTTTTACCGTATTCTTCAACATACATACGCCAATATTTTTTCCACCATCTCGGTCTGTCTTTTTCTGCTTGACGACCGTCAGGATCTCTACTGAGAACATCTAAGTATTTCTGTGCTTGTTTAGCTTTTTTATATCTGTGTGGTATTCCTCGTCCTAATGATTTATTACTTCTTAACCATGCAGGGAATCCCATACTTATTTTTAATTTTTTTTCTAAAAAATCCCTTCTTATATGTAATCTTACTGAAAAATTACCTTGATCCATTGATAAATAAACTGGTATAAAATCAATATTTTTACTCATAAATGTTCTATAAAAATCTTGGTTTGTTTTTCTTATTAATGTGTTCATATATCTTCTATATAATTCCCTTTCTTCTTTAGATACAGGTATTGATTTTAATTGATATAATGGTATTTCGGTTTGTATAGCATCCATTCCAGCAGTAATTAATTTTTCAATAGTTGCATTTACTAAAGTTAGTTCTTCAATAATTCTGTTTTTATCATCTTCAAAAGGCATTATGGTACAAAGAATATTTCTCTACGATTGTCAATACAGTTCTCTATATCTGCTCTCCAATCTGATTTAGAGCCTTCAAAACTAGCCCCATCTCCACCTGTTGGAAGTATATCCATTCTGAAACTTGAGTTAAGCAAATCTATTGCTACAAGTTTAATACATGCATCTCCGATATCAAGTGGAACAGTTGCATCTCCATAACGATAAGTAACTCTTACCCTGTGTTTTCTGATAATTGTAAATATATAACCTCTTAAAAATAATTTACCGTAAACTGGTTCAAAATCATACCATTGATCGTTACCTAAAATATCAGTATAAGTACTTCCTGCACCTTCCCATACCTCTATCTTATCTCCTTCATCTGGATCTAAATCTCTACAATTTCTATGTTGTAAGAATAATGGTGTACCCCATCCATAAGTGTATAATAATGGTAAATCATGAATTTCTCTTGATATTTGTTTATTTCTTCCAAAAGTATGACCTATACGTCTGTCAAGTTCCTCTTCCTTTCTGTTTATAATTTTCTCGACTTGAGCTTTGTTTGGAGTACTAGTAGCAGTGATAGGAACACGAAGAAAATCGGATACATCAGCTACACTACAATAAGTCGTTGCCATGAATATATAAATGTTTATTCTTATTTAAATATTATTAAATATTCAGCACTGCCAGTCACATCTGCATAAATACCATTCTCAAATCGTCTGTGGATATTTAGATAAGCTACTGCGTCTTCTCCAAATACTGTAAATTCAACGGGAGAACTGCCTGTAGTACCATTTCTTAACTCTAATTTAGCACCTGAAGAGCCAGCCTTCATGCAATGAACATTAACAATAACCCCATGACTTCCTTTGACAATTCCATCAGCGTTTACATTTGCGACATTATGGTTAAGTTCTACCATAAGTATCATGAGGATTAGTCATATATAAACATTATTAAAAAAGAAAAAAAGGTTAGAAACCAATAACTCTAATACGTATGGTCATACTATTGACTGCTGTATCAGTATTATCCAATTCCTCAAGTGCTACAACGGTTGCTGTAGAACTTGTTGGTGTGTGACCATAAGCTTTAATTTTTCCTGTGGCTGCTGCTCCAGCTGCTGCTGGTGCGTATTGCAAAAGTAGACCTTTATTGCTATGAAGTATTTCTGCTCCAATAACTGTACTGATTCTACCACCCAAAGAAAGGTCAACTGTGTTTCCATTTGTAGCATATGTATCAGAGCCACCATAGGTGACGTCAACAATACATGACTTTAGTTTAGAAGTCAATTCTGCTTGGACTGACAAAGTTTTTCCTGTTAGACTCTTATGGTCTGAATTCTGTGCGATTGTGATTGCCATTAGTTTATATAAAGTTCACTAATATATAAAGTTAGATAAAAAAAGAGGTATTTCTACCTATTCGATTTCAAATTCTACTGTTTCTGTATCGTCACCGACTTCTACTTCTATGTAATAGTCACCAACTGTTTGATTTGATGGTATCTCCCAAACCCATGTGAATGATTCTGAATCATAGATGTTTAATCGTTTGTCTTTTACCTCGTCATTTGTATCGTCATTGACAATTTCATAATAGAGATATGATTCGTCAGTATCTAATGTGATATGGAAATATATTGTATCTCCCTTATCAAATGTATCTTCTTCGTCATTGTCATCATCTTTGACTAATAGAGATATAATTTCTCCCTCATCTTCAGGTATTACTACTACCTCTTGTTGAGTGATTCTATTATTAAGATCAGATACATTCTTACTGATTGCATTGATTCTATCTTCCAAAGCTGATATTTCGTTTGTGTTTTCTGTGATTTCATTAGAATTTGTTATGATATTAACAGTTTCTTCAGCATTTTCTACCTGTTTTTTAATCTCCTCCCATTGAGCAGACTGATAAACAGTAGATATGATAAAGCCCTGTTCTGTATCAAGGTCAAAGGTATCTGTTGGATTGTATGCTAATGCTACAATTAATGCGATAACTGCAACTGCCCCAATCCCATATACTTTGTATGTCATTGTTTAAATCATCAAATAAACCATATATAAATGTAATGGTGTTAGTTAACTGTTAATTAACCTATATTAAATCAATATAATGATATATCTATAATAAAGTGTTAGCTAAGGCGTGAAAAAGTTAATTAAGTTAATTAAGCTAAGTTAATTAAGTTTTTAGAAACCAAAGGTTAGGGTTAGAAAATAAAAAAAAAGAAGTTATTATTGTATGATTAAAGTTTAATATCTCTAATCTTACCTTGTGATTTGAAGTGACGACAAACAGTTTCACCCATTGTTCTGTAAACACCTTTCTCAACGAAAGCATTGTTCACGAATGGATAAGCTGGTGTTCTACGTGTTGCTTCATAGTACTCAGTTGGGATTGCAACTTGAATTCCAATTCTTGGATATCCGTAACCTTCTGCATCAGAAGTATCTAATGCGAATAGTCTTCCTACCTCGTTGCCACCACCTGTTGGGGCATCTTTGGATGGGATGAATGGGATACCATAGATAGAATCTACGTGAATTCCGACTCCAGTTCCTTTGAAAGTTTGGATACCGTTTACATCGACTTGTACTAATGCTTCACCATAAGGATTTGGAATCCTGACAGATGGCATATATAAGCCTTGTATCTCGGAGTAAACTTCGTGTGAACCTAGGAATACATTTGGATCTTTACCTGCTGCAATTCTAATCTTTCGTAAGAAAGTTCTTAGAGTATCGTCAGTTAAAACTCCGTCTGTTCCTATTGTACCTGATGCTGATTCCACAGTACAGTCAAAAGTACCACTATTACCATCTCTGTCAATAGTTGCATTTGCTGCCCAAGGATCGTACATACCATCATAGGAACCACCTAATGCATCTTCTTCAGCATCACTTGAAATGATTCTGTCGAGAGATTCAAAGTTGGTTGTACCTGCGTTATCTCCACTGCTGGCTGCTGCTTCTGATTCAACATCTGTGAGCAACATTCTATTCATGAACTCTTTATGCTGAACTGCCATATACAATCTGAGTGAGCCTAAGCCTCCCCAAATATCATCTTTACTGTGAGTTGCGAGCCATTCCATAACTTCAGATGCACTGAATGGCAACTGAGCAGTTTTTGGTCTAACATCGATCTCTTGTAAAGTAGGCTTTACGGTTTCAGCAATATTTCCACCTTCAGCAGTACCACCTAGTACAGTATTACCATTGGTTGTATTCAAAGTTGGTTTGGCAGTAATTGCCCTCCAACCAGATTTGTCCCAAGGAACTTTTGGTAAGATACCAAAAGCATTTGCTTCTAGGTTGAGTTGAGCCCATGCATATGCACCAAATATAGCGTTAAAAACGCCAGATGTTGATGTAGTTACTGGGGCATCAGCTTTTCTGATTAGGTTTCTATTCTGTCCATAATAGAGTGCCTCTAGTTCGTCAATAGTTCTGATTTGAACCATTAGAACCATGCCTCCTCATTTGTAGGAGTGTAGTAATCACCTTTCAAAATCTTTTGTGCTACAACGGATAATCCGTCGAAACCTTC